GACCTACGCTTGTGCAAGCCAAGTCGGCAGCAGAGCAGATCGGGGTGACCGATGCCAAGGCCGAGGAGTGGTGGAACGCCCGCGAATCAACAGACTGGATGAAGGGCACCATCGGCGGCGGCACCATAGCCGTTGGCTCAAACTGGCAGGCCGACCTCAAGACATACGCCTCTCGAAACGGATTCTCCAAAGGACAGGCCAGGACAGAAAGATCCGAGCGAGAATACCCAGAACCCCCACGCCGACTTCCAAGACTATGAACCAGAACTTAGACCATAACGTACACTCGTGCGACGGAATCGCCCTTGGGATCTCTTCTAGCATGCAGGCCCTCATAGACTCCACACCAGAAGATCCAACGCCTTCCAGCGGCATTTCTTCGAAAACCAAGGCCCCAAGGATCATCTCTCACTCTACAGGCATGCCAAAACGATACCGGGCCGAGTGGCAACGGCCAACTGATGCAACGTGGTCGTCCAGCTTCCGCAAGGTGATGCGAGCCGTTAGTGATGGAGCCATCGTTGCTCTCATCGGCAATCGCGGCACTGGCAAGACCAGAATTGCGGCAGAGGTCATGCGCTGCGTCGCCCCCTATCGCGGCTCATACGCGACCGCTATGGGCCTGTTCCTACGAATCAGGTCGTCCTATTCGAAGCTTGCTGATGAGAATGAGGATGGAATCGTAAACGAACTTTCACGCGTCCCCTTGCTGATTCTCGACGAGATTCAGGAGCGTGGTAATACCCCGTGGGAGGACAGGCTCATGACTCACGTCATGGACCGCCGGTATGGGGCCGTTCTTCCAACCATCGTGATCGCCAACCTTGTCGAGTCTGCACTGATAGATTGCCTCGGGGCATCCATAGTTTCGAGACTTGAGGAGGGCGGCGGGATCATCGAACTAACTGGACCATCTCACAGGAGGGCATGCAATAGGTAGTATGGCCGATAACTATTCCTCCAAGCAGGCCGCACGGGACGCCGAGTATCAGCGGCAATACCGGGAGTGGACGTCGTCCTTGTCTCCTGACGAAATAACCGAATTGAAACGCATGGGCCTCGACGGCCCGATGTTGCCCGCGCACGGGACCGGCGCTCCCGGTCGGGACATCGCTGAATCGTCTCTTGCCAGTTGCCAGCCTGCAATCCCTGCGGATGAAGGCGAAAGCGAAATCGACAGTGATGGGTCCATGCTTGCGGCGACGCGCATCATGCGGCATTTCGTCGCTGATCTACTCAAGGACTCAAACTCGCGCCTCACAATCGAATGCCTCGCAATAGCACTTGGACTGAGTGCCTATGACGGCGAATCCATGAGCAGCGTCGCACGGCGTCACAACATCACCAGGGCGGCAGTGTCCAAGCGATGCGTTGACATCACGAAGAAACTGTCGCTCCAACCGTCCCGAGCCATGCGAAGCGAAAATGCGAGAAAAATCTATCGCGCCGCCCAATTAAAGAAGTCCAAGAAACCCCATGAGCAGTTTGACCGTTTCCGCTAGCCGGAATTATTCCATTGACCGAACAGGTATCAAATTTCACAGGGAGCTGACCTTCGATGAATGGAAGGCGCTCGGGATGGAGATTTCCCCAATCGCCAACTCCATCGGCTTCATCGTTGGTGACTGGTGCAACTACGGTGCGGCACGCTATGGGGAGAGTTACGCTGATGCCATGATGGCGACAGGGTTGGCTTACGAGACGATCCGGAAGTTCGCTGGTGTTGCACGGTGCGTTGAAAGCGGGATTCGAAACCCGAATCTCGACTTCACTCACCACGTCGTCGTCGCCAAGGTCAAAGATCCCGAGGAACAGCGCCGGTGGCTTGACCTAGCCGACAAGGACTCAATGAGCGTGAAGCGACTTCGCAAGTCTATCAATGCCGGACGCCACCTGTCCCCAGACGAGGCCAACTCTGATGAGGATCCTTCTGACAGCGGTCAAACCACCTACCTGTCGATCCTCAATGATTTGCGACGATGGATCAAGCGGGAGACTGACAATGAACCGGTGCGCAAGTGGGGCAAGGCGCGGCGTGCTGCACTCAAACAGGACTTTCAATTCGTGGTTGACTTCCACGGCTTGCTGTAACCCAAGCGCGGGGAGGCACCGGTGCCCAGCGAGATTCATACCCTCGCCCCTGCGGGTTCAAATCCCGCCCCCGCAACCATCCACCACTATGAAGACAGAACTCGTGAGAATCATTGGAGACGGAACCGTTGGCAAGGCCCTCGGGGTAACCATTGGAGTTGAACCGATTGGACCAAGCGACCTCCCTGTATGCTCTACCGTCGTCATCATATGCGTCCCAACCCCGACAAACAGCCAAGGAGAGCAAGACCTGGAAGCGGTCCGCCAAGCTATTGGCAGAGTTGCTATTGCGACCCTCATAATTATTCGATCAACCGTTCTGCCAGGAACCACCGACAGATTGCAGGACGAGTGCGAAATCCCACTGATATTCGTGCCAGAGTTCGGCCGGGAGAAGACGATGATCGAGGATCTCGCGTTCCCAGACCGATATGTATTCGGGTACACTTCCAAATCAATCGGTCTTATACGTCTTGCCATGGCCGTGCTGCCACATTCCGACCGGAACATCGTTGTTAAGGCCCGCGCCGCCGAGTTGTGCAAGTATTTCTGCAACACCTATCTCGCAACCGTTGTCTCTCTGGCGAACGAGTTCTACGATTGGGCAGGTTCCGACTTCGACGAGGCAGCAAAAGCCGCTATGGCCGACGCACGATTCCCGAAATGGGGGTTCGACATCTTCTCCTGGGGGGCGCGTGGATACTCTGGGAAGTGTCTTCCGAAGGACATCCAAGCAGCTATCTATCAGAATGGAAGCACATTGCTTAGGGCTGTCGAAGAAGTGAACAACAAGCTACTCTCTTACGGCTGAGTCTTCATCGGCCGAGTCGTCTGTCTTGTTTGATCCTGCCTCGCGTCCTACAAGTTTGAGCATTGTGCCTGCTGCCATCTGCATCGCCTCGCAGTCCCAATAGTGATTTGGCCTTGAGCCTATCTGCTCCCAAAACCATTTGTCGCCCTTCTTGACTCGGCGCTCGCTCTCCATTTCCGCAAGATATTCTTCGTCGATATCCTTTGGCACCAGCCATACTGGCCCCGCTTCTGGATTCTGGTTGCGCTTGAGTCTTGCCAGCGTGTCTTTGATGTTTAGGTTCGACCAGTAGAACATCGAGCATGTTTGTCCCTTGGTGATGCTTACCTTTCGCCTCGGTGAATAGAACCTCTCGACTGGTTTTCCCCCCTTGACCTTGTGAGTGTACGTTCAGCGCTTGTCTCCCATCAGCGCCGTATAATTCCGCTTTGCGCACTCCCGATAGACGTTGTATGTGGAGTAACCTGCATCGACGAAAACAAGATTCGGGTGAATGTTGAAGCGCTCCTGCATCGCGTCGATGTCATCCCATGTTAGTAGTTTCTCGTTCCACATGAGACGGCTGGATCCATCCTCGGCCCACGACCGAACTACTATTTTGAAGTGGTCGAGTTGGCAATCCACCGTCATTATTCGCAGCGGGCATGACCGTGGATCGCCAGCACGGACCATGCGGCCTGCCGAATTTATCCCCGCTTCCAAATCCCACGGCTCGCCTTTGATGTATGCTCCAGGTTCGATTTCGAGTTTGAAGTCGTCGTTAAATTCCGTCCACGGCAGCGCCAACCTTTTCTGGAAGAACTGCTGTATTAGCGTCAAGTCTCCTGACCTAGCCGCCTTTTTTGCCCGTAGGTAGAGTTCTGCCAGCTTGCCCCAACTCATAGATGCGAGGGCATTCCAGTGAAATCCTGCGTTTTGCTTTTGGGCGTTCTTGTTTGTGGCAACGTATCTTCCAGTTAGATTTAGTATGCGCCGTGTTTTATCGCTATCCTCAAAGTATGTGTTGCACGAGCTGCACCGCATCACCGTTGTCTCTGCAACACGCCGGTAGTCCCACTCGCCTTGTTCGTTCTTGGCGTCCTTGCTCCATTCGACGTTTTCCCATACGAACGGCTGGACGTGTTCGCAATTCGGGCACGAAAACATCCACTCTCGCATGTCTGTCGTTTCGTGCTTGCGGTGGGTATCGTCGTCGTCGAATCCCCCTTGGGACATGAACAGGCACTTTCCTAGCCATCCGAACGCTGTCACGCGTGCCTCTGCCTCTGCCATGTGGCCGGCAGGCCATCGCCACGTTTCGTCACCGATGAGCCACCGAATCGACCTCCGTTGAAGATTCGTCTTGTTGTGCGCCCCAAGAACCCAAAGTGTCATCCCGTTTGCAAAGTGAACCGTAGTCAGCCGTAGTTTGTGCTTGTTCTTCGGATATAGATCTCTGACCGGCGGACACTCGTCGAACAACTTTTGCAGCCTGCTTTCGCTTTGGTCCTTTGCGTCGTCGTCCGTTTGATCCAGCCAAAGTGTCGGCCCCGGGTGATTTGCTATGATGTGTGCTAGGCCAAGTTCGCCAACGCTCGTCTTTCCGCTCTGGATTGCCGCTATGATGCTCACCAGTGAAA